TCAAATAGTCCTATCTCCTCAACAACAGTATCGCCAACTGCAAAACATTGCCAATGCGGAACATCACCCGTCAAAGTGACTTCATCACGGGCCGCTTTCTGAAATTCAGAAATACTGCCAGGCATAAACTGCATGTCATTTGACGCGAAGAACCACCTTTCAGCATGTGGTAGCAGTTTGATACCAAGATTCCACGACGCCGCAACACCCAGATTGCTCGGCAACTGAATGAAATGCACCTCTTCAGCAAGACTCGGAAAGAACAAAGCATCCGCTTCCCCGCCGTTATCAATAACGATAAGCTCACCAATCGGCTCATCAATACTGTTGAACATGTCCTGCAACAAGTCATACCTGTTCAATACAGGAACAATAAGATTAGGCAGCACGACGTTTCCTATACCAATGTTTAGGACCGAGTTTCTGATGAAAATAGTCCGGCATGTCCTCAGGCAAAGCATTCAATTCAGTCAGTTCGTGCCCATTCTCAATAGCTCGACCATCCTCCCAACAACCACGCACCCAAAACTCCATATTTGGCTTCTCAAGCTCAAAATGCGAAAACCCGAGCCATTTCTGCAAAGTCTCATCCAACGTGCCCATAGACGACAAATGATAGCCAGCATTCACCTTACGCAAGTTGCCTCTTTGTCGACGCATATTAGCCATATCCGAATCACGAACAAACGCCCAAGACGCAGACACCCCAGTAGCCTCAACCTGTTGATACCAATACAACGACATCTGATGTTTACTCATCACCCATGTCGTCCACTGCGGAAAGTCACGAATCATCTCAGCGTCAGGGAACTCGTCAACATCAAACCAACCCACAATGTCCGTATCGCTCAAACCGAGTTCATGCAATTTGCTCATAGCCGCATTGCGTTGATGAAACTCGTTCTGCCAAGGATTCGGATGCTCTGGCGATTTGATAGACATGTATAGCAAATTAAACTGATTCAACTCGTGTAGGCGTTTTTCTAACGTCCAACCCTTCTCCTGACCACGGAAATGCCGGTCGCCCTCCACAACAATCGTGTAATCAGCCTCTAAATAGTCAAGACGGGCCCTCAAAAGGTCATATTCGCCCCCATACAAGACAACATCAACCAGCATTGAAATGCTCCCGCAACAACGGCATCCAATAGTCCTTCCACACTGTTTCAGTATGGAACTGTTGCGCAAACTCGACAGCCTGCGGAGACTTCGTTTTACCAAACGCATAAGCCTGTTTCAACGCTTCAACAATCGCAGGAACCTGCGGAGTCTGCCACCAAGCCCTCTGCTGTGCATTCCACACAGGATTACCAGGCACAAGCCAACACTCATCAGACACAAGGTCCTCAGTAGCAGCCCAACCAGAACCAATCACCCGAGTGCCAACAGCCTGTGCCTCAATAGTCGGCACACCAAAACCCTCACCCATCGACGTTGCAAGCAACACATCCATAGCCGAATAGTAAGTCGCAAGGTCCTTCACCTTCGACCCATACCGATACTCAATCGGATTCACCACAGACACAGACTCAGACGGCACACCCAAAGCCTGCAACATCTCAAGCAAATCCCAACCAATACCGCCACCCTTAGCGTCAGTATGCAGATACAACATCGCATCAGGATGTTCCTTCTGGAAGATAGCGAACGCCATCAGATTCTCATTAAACGCTTTACGATGCACAAGACCCGTCGCCTTATTAGCAGCAACCATGCCCACAACAAACTTGTCACGGCTCTTAAAATAGTCACGCACATCTAAACCATTAGACAGTTGATAAGACTCCCTTATCGTCTTCGTGTCAATACAGTGAGGCACATAAACCGAATCAATACCCTCCTTCTCCAACAACCGAGTCCCATGCGGAGCCATCGTAATCGGCTTCACATTCTTCCGCATCAACCATTCCTTCACCTTCGGAGGCAAAGTCACATGGTCAATCGGAGTCCACGACCAAATATCTTTAATCATGTCGTAATGAGGACTATTTAAAACCCACACGTCATAAAGAGTGAAATAAATGTTTTTAAAGTCAGGTCCGTCAGCAACCTCGTTCACAAACGTCATATGGTCAAGCGGAGCCGTATCCTGCGAATAAGGATGAAACGACCGAGGAAAATGCGCCACGGGACCATGCTTCGTGTCAATGACCGAACGGGCACCCTCTAAACCAAAGTTACTAATGTTCGCCACGTCAAGACCATGACGCTTCAAACGGTTAATCAGATACTTAACCTGTTGACCATACCCAGTAGGCATGTCATAACTGTTAGACCAAACGCTAAACGCGCCCTTTAATTGTTCCTGCAAGGCAGGATTTCCGCTTTTACCCATAAAAGCATCCTATACATGCAAAAGGGGCCGGGCAACTAAGGCCCGACCCCTCTGCGTGTTATTTCTTAAGCAGCGTTCCCAATGAAGTGCTTAATGTGACCAGCGTGGGTCAGGTTTCCGTCAACGCGCATCAGGAACCTGTAGTAAGTCAGGTCCTGGTTGAAGGCGTAGTCGGTCGAGGAAGCAACCTGGAGGCCGCCAGCCATACGCACCTTGTACGAAGGCAGGTGACCGAACAGGACGCTCTTTGCGCCAGTTCCAATCGCAGCCATAGCCGGGTTCTCGAAAATCGGGAATCCAGCGAACTGGTCCGGCTGTCCAACACCAACCTGGTACAGGTACTGGTTGTTGTCGTCCTTCAGCTTACGCATCGCACCCACGGTAGCGGTGTTAGCCATGAAGCCAACACCAGGCAGGCGACGAGCAGCGCCGTCGAGCGAGAAAATCAGGTCAATCAGGTTGTCAGCAGTGAACGCGCCAGTGACGCCAGTTCCACCAGTGATACCCGAACCCGAAGCGGTAACAACACCATTCGGCTGAACCGTTCCAGTACCCACAGTGAGGGCGTTGTTCACGGCGAAACCAATCGCGTTACCAGCCTGCTCAGCAAGCAGACCCTCCATGTTGAAGCCAGCGTCAGTGAGCAGCTCACTCGACACAGGAATCAGGAAGGAGTACTTGTAAGCACCAAGCGTGATGCTGGAGAAGGTCGGCTCGCTCTCAGAGATAGCAGAACCCTCAGCAGTAATCGTGCCAGTGCTGTAGGCGGTCAGGGTCGGAATGGTGAGGTCTTCACCAGTCGTAGTGCTGATGGTCTCCGAAGTGTCAAGCATCGGACCCACGAGACGAGCAACCTGGAACACCTGGTCGAAGAACGACTGGGGCACAGTGTCAGTCGAGGTAACGAGGGCACGCTCTTCACGTCCGAACTCGTGACCACGCATTTCACCAAGACCAATGGCCTTCAGGATGTCGTTAGCAGAACGCGACTCAGCAGCCTCGGGCACAAACCCACGGGCAGCCTCAGCGGTCTCCGCTTTACGCTCTTCGTTGCGCTGGGCAACAGAAATCAGTTCGTCGGCCTTACGGATTTCATCTTCAATCCGGTTGACCTTTTCAAGAGTCTCTCCGTCAAGACCACCGCGCTCCTCAGCAGCGTCCAGGGCTTCCTGAATCTGGTGAGTAAGGTTTCCGCGGAGTTCCTGCTGAGACTTAATGAACTCAGACAATTTATCTCCTTGTTAGTAGTTACATTTACCAGTCGCGCTGACGCAGACTAAATAGCACGGTGCTGACACTCAATGCCTGCTTATATTTTACCTGAAAGTATGTAAGTGGAGGCGAGCGGAGTCGAACCGCTGTCCTAAGAGGACCCACATGTGGTCTTCCCTCTTAGTCGAAACCCATCCGCCCCCTAAGACTCCCCAGGGAAAAGGGGTAAACCTGGGGAGGAAACTCGTTAGCGCTCTTCTTCGGGCGCGATAATACGAGTTTCTTTGACCTCCGGCTTCTTAGCCTTCACTGGGGCGTCAAGTTCAACAATCGCGTCAGCCCAAGCATCCGCCAATTGACGCACAACGCCACCCTCAGGATTGCCCGCAACATCAAGGATTGCTTTTTTAATCTCATCGCGTGTAGCCATTATTCAAGACCTTTCAACAGTTGTTCCAGTTTCTTCCTCTTTAGAGCAAGCATGTCCACATCGGACTCTTCAGGAGCGGGCGTTGCCTCAGCCTCAGCGCCATCAACCAGACTATCAATGACCGAATTCACAATGTTGTAGTCTTCTTGGTTAATTTTCTGACCAGACTCAAGCTTTAAAAGAGCATCGGCAATCTTGTCCTCATCAATATCAAGAGAACGGGCGACTGCATCCAAACCACGCACCATAGTTGTCCCAGCGGTCGCAGAATAGGCAGGGAAAGCCACAATGCTGACCTCGTGCAGGCGAACCGAATTCAAAGTGCGTTCTTGACCGTCAGCGGACCACTCATCGCCATCCTTAGGCACAGAGAAGCCAAAGCTCATACTGTCAATGTCGCCACGCTTCAACAAATAGGCAGCGTCCCGTCCCGCAGTCGTGTCAGGCAAGTCAGCAGTGACACGCAACCCGTAGGAGTCTTCCTCCATGCGGAGAGTGCCCGCACGAGTAGAACCAAGCACCTGACCTGATTCGTGATTCCACAACATTTTAATGTCGTTACGGGCATTCAAAGACCGAGTGAAAGCGCCCGGTGCAATCTTCTCCCTAAACGGCAACGGCTCACTCGGAGAGTTAAACACTGCCGCATAGCCGGAGAAAGTCATCCCCGTGCCGTTTTCAAGCTCCCGCATTTCAAACTTAGTCGCCTGAGTGCGAGTTTCAATCTTTGCCATATCTCGTGCCTCCACGCTAAATCGCGCTCTATTCTCTTCTTCCAGTCTAGCGACAATGCGTTCCGCATACTCCAAAGCACGGCGAGCGCGTCCCTTCGACGGTCCACTACCCCACAGAAGATGCGCAACCACACCAGCAGACGGATAATCCTCATTGTCAGGATTCGCAGCAGGAGAATCCAAGTCACCCAAGTGACGAGCAATCCACGCAGCAAGACGCACCCACTTGTCGGCGCTCACATTGCCTTCAGCCATCGCACGAGCCTCTCTCACGGTCTGCGGACGCAAACCATCACCTGAGAGACCCTCCTCGTGATAGCGGAGCCCCTGACGGGCAGCAGCCCTCATGTAGGCGGGCGGCGACAAATCAACCTGTCGCCGTTCGACGGCAACCGACCGCAAAGAACCAATCTTCGTCAACGTTGAGAACTTGTGTCCTACAAGAGTCTCGGACGCCTCCGGCCCTTCTTCACCTTCCCGCCATACGCGGATAAGAGCTGCTGGGTCATCTTCAGTCCCTTCAATCGTAAAATCACTATCCGGTACATCAATTGTCCCATCACGGACAATACGTTCAATCTGACCGCGAGCGCGACCACCCGAAGTATTCCACGACACAAAATCATTCACATCTAATGCATCAGGAGCGGCACGATCCTCTTCACGGGGCTCCCAAGCGTTACAGTACTGACCGCCCTCCACATACTCTTCCCACCGAGTACAAAAAGCCCGACCTTCTTCATCAAGGTTCTCTTCATTGAAAAACATGCAGTTGCCGCAGGCGCGACCCTCGGGCACATCCTCTGACGTAGCAGGACGATAGTTATCCGGTAAGTCACGGGTAGATCGCTCACCAAGGTATTCAGAATCCTCAGCCTGTGCAATAGCAACAGCCTGATCCATAGCTTCCTGCTTCGTGTCG